GTCGGGGGCTGTGGCCCGGCCTGGACGCTCCAGGCGCAGGTCCAGGTGTGGCCGCAGGCGGGGCACCGGTAGGCGGCTATGAGGCCGCCGTCTCCGTCGGGCAACGCCATGGCGGGCCGGACGACGGTGCGTGTGCGGGCGAGGCACTCCTGGCAGGTGTCGGAGTAGGGCGAGTGGTTGTTCACCAGATCGCTCCCGTCTCGGAGTAGCCGCTGTACTGGTCGGCGTCGATGGGCTTGTAGGAGATCCAGGGCCACTTCTCGCCTTGCTTGATGAAGTGGGGCCAGTCGCGTTCGTCGCGGCTGCCGCGCCAGGGGACGACGCGTCGGCCGCGGGCGCCTTCGACGTTCTGTGCGGATTTCTCGTCCTCGACGGGGCGCAGCCCGAACCCGAACTCGGGCCAGCGCATCCACAGGCTGGAGCCGAGGGGGCGCAGCGAGCGGGGTCCCATGCCGTTGCCGTGGGGGGCGTGGGCTTCCATGAGGACGGTGCAGCCGGCGGTCGCTCGGGCTTCGTCGATGACGACGCTGACTTTGCGGGCGAGTTCTTCGTCGTTGGGGTTGCCGGCGTGGAGCCGGTAGACGGGGCCGATGATCAGGACGTCGGGTTTGATCTTCTCGACGCGGCGCATCGTCCAGGCCCGGTCGGAGGGCCTGGTGAGGTCGAGGCCGGACGGTCGGCATTCGATGTGGAACTGGCCGCGGCGTACTGGCTGCTCGAGGTGTTCGGCTGCGGCGAGGAGCGGGCGGAACTTGCGGCGGGAGGCGGCCTCGCCGTTCTCGCAGTCGAGGGTGAGCACCTTGACGGGGTCGATGACTTCCCAGGTGCGGAACGGGTGGATGCCTGCGGCGAGGGTGACGGACATCTGGCGAAGCAGGGTCGACTTGCCGCCGCCTTCGGAGGCGGTGAGGATCAGCCGGTCCTGCCGCTCGAGGAGGCCGGGCACGACCCAGTCGTAGACGTCGTCCTTCTTGACGAAGTCGAGAATGTCCTCGACGGGCAGGTCTTCGGAGGCCATGCCGCGGTCGCGAAGATCGCGGGACTCTGTGACGACACGCTCGATCAGGTCGGTGGTTTCGCCGGTGGCGCTGTAGCCGGCTTGCACGGTGCGGGTGCCGAGTTCGATGAGGGCCCGGCGCAGGCCGCGGTCTTGGACGATCTCGGCGTAGTACTCGCCGTTGGCGGCGGTGGGTACAGCGCGGACGAGTTCGTACAGGTACTGGGTGCCGCCGGCGCGCATCAGGTCGCCGGTGTCGGCGAGGTATTTGCCGAGGGTGATCTGGTCGACGGACAGGCCCCGGGAGTTCATATGGGCGATCGCGTTGAAGATCAGCTGGTGGCGGGGCTGGTAGAAGGCGGCGGACTCGACGACGTCGAGGACTTCGGTGAGGGCGGTCTTGGAGAGCAAGCAGGCGCCGAGGGCTCCTTGCTCAGCTTCGAAGTCCTGCGGTGGGACGCGCTCGAGCGGGATGTCCGCGTAGTCGGGCTCGAGGTCGGTGGTCACTTAGAAGATCCCCCTGTCTTCAGGGCTCTGTCCGGCGACGGGCCGGAGGTGGCGAACTGGCTTGGCGGGTTGGCGGGGTGCGCCTTCTGGGATGGCGGGGATGCCGCGCCACCCGGGGATGAAGTAGCGGGCGAGCCGGGGTGTGGTGCGGGCCCGGTGCCAGGCTTCGACGGCGTCGGCGACGAGAACGTCGACGGGGACGCGCTTGAGGATCGCCTCGATCAGGAGCCACTCGCTGGCGGTCAGCTCCCAGGAGACGTGGATTCCTGCTTGCTGCATGGCGGTGACGAGCGGCTGGCAGTTGGCGGCGATGCGGGGGCCGTCGATCCGCTGGCTAGCTAGCTGACTGTTGTTAGAACTCTTGTGGTCAGGAGCTGACCTAGACGAGTCGGACATTCCCGTGTTGTCACGGTCAGGAGCTGACCCAGTGTCCACTTTGTCTGGGTCAGGAGCTGACCTAGACAAGCTACGCATGTCGGACTTGACTGGGTCAGGAGCTGACCTAGTGTCCGTTTCGTCTAGGTCAGGAGCTGACCCAGCCGGAACGTGCAATACATAGGCATTCCGGGCCTTCTTTGATCGCTGCTCCTCGACCGTCGGCGACGTGAAAGTGATCCATTTGTCGTCGGTCAGGCGGCCTCGGTGCGTCAGCAGGGTCCCTTTGGACATCCCCGTGGCGGAGATCAAAGTCGACAGCGACGGCTGATACTTCGCGGGGATGACGCCGGTCTCCGGGTTCGCCCACGTTGCGATGGTCAGCGCCAGCAAGCGCGACAGCGGCGGCAGGCTGCTCGCCTTGACTGCTCGCTCGAACTCGTACCTGCTGGGCATGGCGTCTTCTTCCTGGCGTCACGAATGCGGATGGGTTACGACGAGCGGGACGGTCAGGGTCCGGCGCGCGGCCGGCACACCCCGGTCACGCGGCGGCTGCCAGGCTGTGGGTGGCGCGGGCGTGCAACACGCGGAGGGCGTGGGCGCCTTGCTGCCAGACGACGCCGTTTCCGATGGCGCGCAGCTGGTCTTCGCGGGACAGGTCCGGAACCCCGGTGATGTGGCCTTGGGGGGCGCCCATCATCCATTCGCTGAACGCCGGGTTGAGGCGCCGGTTGTCCTTGCTGCCGGGCTCGGTGGGTTCGGGTGCGGGGCGGCCGACGACCTGTTCCCAACGGCGGATTGCCGGGCCGTAGTCGACGCCATTGGTGCCGATCCAGTTGCCGCGGCGGGGCAGCCAGTTGACGGCGAACTCGTTGAGGGGGCGGGAGTTGTCGTCCATCTTGTTGCTGGCCCCGGACTTCCAGTCCCGGGCGGCGGGCGTGGGCAGCAGGGTCACGTTTCCGGCTGCGGCGGCAGCAGCGTGACCGCGGTCCGCAGGTTCATGCCGCCTTTGCGCTTCGGCGAGGTTCCCGGGCCGCCCGTCCCGTCGGAGGTCGTCGGGGTCGGCATCAGTGCGCCAAGCGAAGATGATGATCCGCCAGCGTTCGTGGCACGCTCCGACGGCGGGATCGCTGGCGGGTAGACCGATCCATTCCGCATCGAACCCGAGGTCGGCCAGGTCGCCGAGTACGGCTCCGAGTGCCCGCAGAAGATGCTGGCGATCGGCGTCTCCCATACACCACGGGCAGAGTTCCACGTCGCAATGGGCTGGGCGGGAGAGAAGGCCGCGGACATTTTCGATCACCACGTATCGGGGGTTGAGGGCGTCGATGGCGGTGGCGCAGTGCAGCCACAGCCCGGAGCGGGTGCCGGGGGCGATGCCTGCGCCGAGGCCGGCGAGGGACAGGTCGGTGCAGGGGAAGCCCATGGCGGCGAGGTCGATCGGCCCGTACAGGTCGAGCACCTGGTGCCAGTCGACGGTGGTGATGTCGCCGAGGTTCGGCACCTTGGGCCAGTGGTGGGCGAGGATCTTGGAGGCGCCCGGGTCGGGGTCGGCGTGGAAGACGGTGCGCCCGCCGAACGCGGCCTGCACGGCCCACTCCAGGCCGCCGAAGCCGGAGCACAGGGATCCGATGCGGAGACTCATGCGGCCTCCCCCATCTCGGCCCGCCTGCGTGCGCGGGTGACGCTGCGCTTGTGGCAGCCCAGCTCGGCGGCAATCTGTTCAGCGGTCTTGCCGATGGCGGTCAGGCGGGCGACGCGGGCCGGGTCGACGACGGCCTTGGGCCGGCGCACGGTGTCGGTCTTCCCGCCGGTCTCGGGTTGGCAGTTGGGGTCGTCGATGTCGTCCCAGGCGAGGGGCCCGTGCCAGCCTTCGCGGGCGGCGAGGTTGCGGGCCAGGTTCTGGGACCGGCTGGGCACGCCGTGGTTGCCGGGGTGCCAGATCTGCAGGGTCCGGTAGCGTTCGGCGACTTGGGCGGCGGTGGATGCCAGGATCCGCTCGGACCAGACCAGGCGTTCGACTTGGCGGGCGTGGATTCCGAGGTGGGGTGCGAGTGCACGGCAGGTCCAGCCCATGGCGATGAGGGCTTGGAGACGGCGTCGGGTGCCGGTGCCGTCGACGATCGTGTGGGGTGTGACGGGCGCGGCCTGTACGGGGATGGCGAGGATCCGCTGGGCGACGTCGGGGCGGATGCGTTCGGCACGCTGGTTGACGCCGTCGTAGAGGATGCGGGCGAGGGTGGCGGAGCTGACCCGGGCTTTCTTCTGGATGGTGGTGACGCTGTGGCCGGCGGCGCGGAGGGCGGCGATGTGCTGGCGTGCGGGTTCGGCGTCGACGAGGGGCTGCCAGGTGCCGTAGCCCTTCTGCCGGTAGCGGCGCCGCTCGTAGGCCTGGATGCGGGCGACGCACTCGGGGAGTCGGCAGCGGTACTGCTTGACGCAGGTGAGGTTGCGGTGGTGGGGCGGCTGGCGGTCGGTGGTGGTCACGGCTGCGGGTTCTCCTTCCGGTGCGCGGGGTGGTTGGCGTAGGACTGGAGGCGTCGGATGCCGTGGCGGGCGGGCCGGGTGATGAGCGCGAACGCGATCGCGGCGACGGCGGTGCATCCGGCGATGCAGGCGAGGAAGAGGGCCATCACGCCGCCTTCGACTGCTCGGCGCGGGCGTTGCGGCGGTCTTCGAGGAACTTCCGGCCGTCGGTGGTGAGCCGGTAGGTGTTGACCTTCTTGCCGTGGGCCTTCTTGTTGATCGACACGACGACGCCGATCGGCTCCAGCACCCGCGGGTGGGTGAGGTTGACGAGGCCGTGGAAGTACAGGCCGGCCCGCTTGCACGCGTCCTCGGGGACGACGAGCCTCACGTCGTTCATGGAGAAGGGCTGGCCGTCGGAGGCGATCGCGAGGAGTACTTGGTCGAGGACCGCGGTGTCCCAGTCGGTGACGGTCGCGTACAGGGCGGCGAGCATCTGGTTGGCCTCGACGCGGGCCTGCTCGGGAGTCTTGGTCATGGCGTGTGATCTCCTTGTCCTGGGAGCCGCCCGCATGGCCCGCGGGCGGCCTCCGGTGTGTGCGGGCTACTTGGTGGGCTCGCCGGCCCACGGGTCGTCGTCCGGCGGGGCCTGCTGCTTGCGCCCGCTGTTCTTGCTGGTGATCTCGGAGCCGGTGACGCGGGCCTGCGGGAACACCTCAGCGACGGTGATCTCGCGGCGGTCGATCGACTTGTGGGTGATGAGCAGCTGTGCGATGTCGGCGCCGGTCCACTGGGCGCGCGGCCGGCCGAGCTTCTGCTCCAGCCGGTCGGCGTTGACGCCGAGCTTCTGGAAGACCGCGATGGCGCCTTCGACGCGCTGCTCGATCGGCTTGCCGTCGCCCTTGTTGAGGGTCTCCCGGCACAGTTCTTCTGCCTCGTCGATGAAGAAGTCCGGGATCACCGCGAAGATCGCCTCGCGGAGGCGGCGGGCGCCGTTGTTGGCGTTGTTCTCGTAGATGTCCCGCAGGTCGACGAGCTGCTGCACCTGTTTGTTGGCGAACTTGGCGTGGGGGACGATGAAGGTGAGGACGTGTCGGGTGTTCGCCTCGACGTCCCATGCCCAGGCCTGCATCTCGGACTGGCGGTACTCGTCGTCGCGGCGCATCTCGGAGACGCCGTACTGGATGTTGCCCCACGCCTGCGCGAGAGTCTTCGCGAGGTGGATCGTCGAGCCCTCGACGGAGCCACCGGCGCGCGGGAACTTGTAGAACGCCTTCTCGGCGAGGGCCATGGTTCCGCAGGCGGCCTGCATGGCGGAGCGGGAGCGGCCGACATCGCGGGGGAACTGGCGGGCCACGTAGATGGCGGCCTGGACCTCGGCGACGGCGCGGGACTGCTCGACGGCGGTGGACTGACCGACGCGGTCCGGGCCCGCTACGGGCGACTGCTGGGCGGGGAAGTTCACAGGTAGATCTCCTTGTCGCGGTTCTCGGCATAGCCGGGCAGGGCGAGGTAGTTGGGCTCGTCGTCGGCGTAGCCGGGCCAGTAGCCGGTGCTCATGCACTCGGCGAACTTCTCGATGGCGTGACGGTTCTTGGCGCCCGCGATGACGCGGGAGCCGAACTCGATGCCGATGACGTTGACGAGGTAGGGCGGCTTCTTCTCCTGTGCGATCAGGAGGAGTTCGGCTGTCTGGTCTCCGAGTCCGAGGGCTCGGGCGCCGGTCTCGTACCAGTCGGCTTGCTGGTTGTAGCCGTACTTGGCGATGTCCTTCTGCATGGCGTCATTGCTGGCGTCGGTGGTGGTCTTGTAGTCGGGGATGATCAGCCGGCCGTCTTGGATGGAGGGCAGCCAGTCGAAGCGGACGCGGCACCGGATTCCGGTCGGCTCGTCGATCCAGAAGCCGGACTGTTCCGGGGCCCCGTAGGCGGGGTCGAGGAGGGCGGCGGCGAGCGGGTGGCGTCGGATGGCTTCGGCCATCGCCTTGACCATGTCCATCTCGTGCTGCTTGAGCGGGATCCCTCCGGCGGCCCGTATCGCGGCGACCTCGTCACGGATGGCGTCGGTGTTCCACAAGTCGGCGTCGACGGCGACCAGGTCGGGGCCGTTGCCGAGGACTTCCTTGTGGGCGGCGTTGCCGTAGTCGAAGGTCTTGGTGGCGGGCTGGGGATTGTCCTGCTCGTAGCGGAACTTGGCGGGGCAGGACGGCGGCAGAAGCTTCCGGGCACCCGACGACGACAGGGACGTCTTATCGGCGTGGTAGGCCTCGTTGGAGAGATCGGTGTGCAGGCCCAGGGCGGGAGCCTCGGCCTCCGGCTCGGTGGCGGCGGTCATGCGGCGCCGCCTTCGATGAGGGACGTGTAGTAGCAGTGGCCGGGCCGTTCGCTGTGCAGTGCGAGGAGGCCTGCGCGGTGCAGGTCTTCGAGACGGCGGCGTGCCACGGAGCGGTAGACGTTGGTGCCGATGGCGCGGCGGAGAACGACCTTGGCTCGTCCCGGTGTCCACTCCCCACCCTCGTTGGCGATGGCTTGAAGGAGAGCGAGCTCCGCCTGTCGCGGGCCAGCGGGGTGACGGTCGACCGCCTTCGGGTTCAGCAGGTAAGCCCGACGCCCGTCGACCGAGACGGGAAGGAGCTGGCCGCGCCGGGCGAGGTCTCGCAGATCTCGGCGCGCGGCGTTGCGGCCGAGACCGCTCCAGGGTGTCGCGGCGTACAGGGCCTGCACGCGGCTGGTCGTGATCGGGATCAGTCGGGCGTGCCTGACGAGGGCGAGCAGGCTGTTGCGGCGCTCGGTGACGTCCAGCGCAGGCCTGGTCTCCACCGCCGCGGTCATGCGACGCCGTCCAGGGGCATCGGAAGGGCGCACGGCTCACACAGGCCGGCGTCGGTGAACGGGCCGTCTTCGTCGCGGCAGCGGGTGCAGCGGAGCGGTGACCGCGCGGCCTCCTGCAGCTTGGCCAGCCCGTCTTCGTCGTAGCGGGCCATGCGCAGCGCCTCGGACAGTTCGGGGTAGGCGGTCTGGAGGATGGCCCTGTTGCGGTAGTCGGCCCTCTTGATGGCGGCCATGAGGTGCTCGGTGAAGGGGCCGGGCTGGGTGCCGCCGGTTCGGTCGTACAGCCACAGGACGTGCCGGGCGGTCTCCCTGCTGATGGGGCTGTTGGTGCTCATGTGAGGCTCCAAAAGGGTGTGCTGAGGGTGGGCCGCCAGCCCCGACTGGGG